AATTAATGAATTATTAGAGTTAACATTTAAAACATCTGTTGACTGGAATGTTATATCCATAATAGGGTTGGTTGTACTCCAAGATTGTAAGACACCATCTTTTTGTATAGTACCATATAAAAATGTGTTTAAATCAGTACTATCAGTTAATGTTGATGATGGGATATCATTATATAATAATTTACCAGCCTCTGAATTAGGGTCTGTTTTTAATAAATCAAAAAAATCAATCTTATCAACTGGTGTTACAACACCAGGACCAGTAGATTTAATAAATGATGGTAAGCTTGGGTTAACACCACAACTAACGATACCTTTTAACTCTTTTTTTAGGAAACGTTTTATTTCTTGCTCAATTAACGGTGCTTGGTCAGTTAGTGTATCTGTTAGTGTTGAAACTAATTTATCATAACCTATTAATACTTTGATTAAATCAGTTAATAGAGTTATAGCATCACCATTATTGTTAACTGATGGTAAACTAGAACTAAGTTTTAGGTTAGGCATACCACTAGTTAATGTAGTTAATGCTGCTACATTACCAAATACTTTCCTTTTTTGGTCTATAATTGACATACTTATTCTTCTTCTTTTTGTATATCTTTATCTCTTTTAAGCATTTCCCTAATTGAGGTGAAATCAGATAAAGAAGCAGCACCTTGACTTCTTTCTTTCACAGCACTTTCAGTATCACCATTATTTTTTATAATATCACTTTGTAATTTAGCTAATTCTAGCTTAATCCTAATAGCTGAATCCTTAACTTTTAATAAATTACCCTTTTCTTTAGCGATTTTAGTTAAATCTTCAACATCTTCAGGTGTTGCCGTAATACTAAGTTCATTAATAGTTTTTTGAGCATCATTTATCTGTAAACAGGCATCATTATATGTTTCCTGCATTAATCCTTCTAAGGATTCAGTATTATTGACTTTTACGTCTTGTTTTTTTTTACGTGGCAAAATTTCTAGTTTTTAGTTATTTGTTATTACTTTTATTTCTATTATAGTTGCCCATAATGGTTGTGATTATTTATTTCATAGTTAAACTATCTTTAGAAATAATTTTATAATAAATATTTATAAAATTATTTTTTTATCACAACCCATGATATTTTAATAAATCATACATTTCTTTATAACGTTTCATCGCTATTCTGATATCTTTTGTCGATAAACCAGTATAGTTTCGCATTGTTTCAAGTACTGAGTTTTTGTTATACTTAGAACCACCATTCATTGATTGAAAAACACTCTCCCAATTATTTAAAATCTCGATTAATGCATCACCAACTTTTCTTTCATTAGTGTTTAATTTTTTCTTTGGTGGTTGATATTCATCATCCAATTCTGTTTCTATATTATCAACTAATTTCTTGATGAATTCTTCCATTGAAACTCTATCTTCATCGATAACATACGTTAAATCTTCACGTTGTTCAATCTCTTCAGATATATCGTCATAAGAAGTTATCTGTTTGATATGTTTTTCATCTTTGATTAATAAACCTAATATATAGTGTTTACAAATAGTCCCATAATAAGAATAAGCCTTTTTACCTCTACCATTTTCAAATTTATGAGCCTTTGTCATTAGGAAGGAAAGGGTGTCTGAATGTAAATCTTCAAACGTTTCACCTTTCCTATATAATTTATATCTCCTAATGATTGATTCAATCATCTTATCTAATGGCGCTTTAAGCCATTGATTATAGATAAGATTTCGTTCTAAATTGTCAGTTGTTGATAGATAACGAATAACAGCTTCTTCCTCTTCTGGACCAAAGTACATATCATTTTTTCTTTTACGCCCTCGTTTTACAATCATTACACATTTGTTGACTCATATGTTAGTTGTCTATCTTTTTGGAAGAATGACTCTTTTTTAGCTTGTGCTAACCACCATCTAGTTTCGTCTGGTGTCATAGTTTCTTTATAATTAGCAAATAATGAATCAGGTCTTTGATTAACGTGTTTATAACCAAATTTAGGGATAACCATAGTTCTAACTGATTTAAATGTCATTCTTAATAAAAATTCATAAACAAATGTCAATTTAATATTAGATTTAAAACCACCAAATGATTCAATAATAGATTTTTTAATCACCATACCATCAGTATTAAAATTTTGATAAGTTAATAATGCTTGGTTGTCTAAAACACCTAATTCATCAGAAAAGCTATTAGCCCATACAGCTTCATTTGTGAAACCAATAAATGATTGGTTTTGGTCAACATCAACAACGATAGGTAAAAATAATTCTACATCAGAATGTGCTGTTCTATATTCAATAACATTTTTAAACCAAATTTTAGCATATTCATCATCAAATTCTAAAACACTAACCCAATCAGATTTTGATACACTAATACCATAATTGATTTGTGATGCGAAATCTGTTTCACCTTCATTTTCAGCAATAGTAACATTATTTGTGTAATCACCGTAATCGAATGATTTAACGTATGTTGCAACTTCACTACCTTTAGGTACGACAATTACTAATTCAGATGGTCTAACTAATTGTTCTTTAACACTTTCAACAGCATTGTTGAATAATTGTTTTGTTGTTTCATCATTTAATTTATGTACAGGTAGTATAACAGAAATATTATTATTAGTTTCTTTCATTTTAATATGTTTTTTTTATTTTATTATTTTATTATTAAAGATTAAGCTGTAACCTTTGTGTTATTTAATAAGTTAGTAACTTCGTTTGTTCTATTTTCAACTAAACCATTATAAACATTAGTTAAGATTTCTTTTTGTTTTTCAGAAGTATACTGACCTTGAGTAGATTTGATATTTTCAATTAAATCAGTAGGTACATTATCTTCGAACCATAATTTCATATAAGTAGCGATTAATTCAGGGATGTTTATAGTCGTGTTTGTCCAAACACCGTTTCCTTTAATCACAGGGTTACCAGACTCATCTGTTGTTTCCATCCATTCAGGGATAAGGTTAGGGATTTTACCTATAACTGGTGTGTTACATTCCATCGCTTCAATAGGGAATGTTCCAAATCCTGCTGTCTCATCTGACCAAACAGCTAAACAAGCGTCAGCTAATTCGTTAGCAAATTGTTCTCTAGGTAAACCTCTTAAATCTTTAAAAGTAACCCATTTATAGATAGGGTATTGTAAATAGAATGATTTAGCTATTTTAGATGCGTCACCTTGATTTCTACATGATAAAACGATAACAGGTTTTTTAGGTGTTTCATTCGGTTTAAAATAAGTAGGGATAGATACTGGTACAACATGTGTTTGAATACTAGGGAATAATGTTTTTAAATAAGAAGCTTGTCTTTCGCTAGTAGTAATTACATCATTAAAACCGTAATCAACATTCCATCTCTTACCGATAGGTAATAATTCTAATAAATAATCATAACTTTGAGATAAAACAATTTTTTTACAAGGAAACCCTTTAATTTGGTCCATGATATTAGCAAAAATTTCTGGGATAACAATAAAATCAGCTGGTGTGATGTTTAATTGTTGGTTTTCAATTGAAACGTGTGGTAATGAAGCATATTCTTCACCTAACCAATCAGCAATACCTTGACCTTCAGCAGTACCTCTAACTCTATAATCATTTTTTTCATGTAATATAGCAGCATTATAACCTAAATCAGTAAGTAATTTAACATGTTCGTAAATGTTAGCAATACCAGCAGTTGGGTTACCTTTAGTGTCCAAAGTAAAAAAATAAAATGTAAAATTTTTATTTTTTAAGTTTGTTAAAATTGTCTCAATTTGAGTTGTTTGGTCTTTTGTTTGTTCTTCCATTTTATTTATTTTTTTTATTATTAATATTGTTATTATTCTTGTTCTTTTAAAACACCTTCTTCCATTAATGTGTTGAAAGCTAATTTATATGCGAAAGGTGTTTTGCTTAATCCTCTTTCAGCACCCATTGATTCGTCAATATCATCATTATAATCTATAATTGTTTCTAAACATAATCTTAAGATATCGTATTTTGTCCCATCAATTTCTTTCCCTTTTTCACGTTTATTTTCGGTTGTTATAACGCTAATAACGTTATCTTTTTCATCTTTAGTTGTAACAGTATTGACTTCTATTTCATATCCAGGTTTTAAACTTCCTTTAGCACTTATAGCTTTTTCCAAAGCTTTCATGTCAATGTAATAAATTTTATCACCAAATTCAATCATAAATAATTAATTTATTTCTTCGTAAGTTGTTATTTTAGTATTTAGAATTTTATTTCTAAGTTCTTCGTTTTTTATAAACTCTAATATAGAATCAATAGCATAATCAGCGGTAACATCTTTATTATAACT